TGTAACAGATGATCCGCAGAACTTCTTAACTACTGTAGAAGATCCTACATTTAAAATGAGAGCATTTATTGATGATTGTATATCGTCAAGAGTTCTTGTAAAAAATGGCACTAAATATCAACTTCCTGGTGGAGATACTGTAGGATTTACACTTGAGCAGACGATTGAATATTTACAAAATCCTGACAATCAGGAAGTGTATTTAGATTTAAAAGGTAAAATGTCTATAGGTAAATAGTATGAGTATAGATGAAATGCACAAAGAGTTTATGATATTAATTGACAAGGCAGATTCTGGTGGAGCGCCATCATTTTTGCCTAGTGAGATAGATGTGTTTTTAAATGCAGCTATTGAAAGATTTGTATCTAAACGTGCATTTGGTAATAATCCCAGACGAACAACTTTTGAAGAAGATCAAAAGCGTCGAGATGATTTACGTAATTTAATACTCCAAGATACTATAAATCCAGAGAATGTAGATTTATCAGGAGCTAATAAAATAAATGGTATATTTGTAAGATTGCCTAGAAATTATAGACATGCTATAAATGAAGAGGCACAAATAGAGTTATCAGATAGAAGTTTACACACAGTTAGTGTAAAACCAATAACTCATGATAGATATAATAAAATTATAGATGACCCTTTTAATAAACCTGAACAACATACTGTTTATAGATTAGACTACTCTGGAGATAGATTTGAATTAATTTGCGGAGAAGGAACTCGATTAAGCAAGTATTATTTAAGGTATATTAAACATCCAAATGTTGTTGATTATTCAGATAACAAAGGATGTGATTTATCAGAACATACACATAGAGAGATTGTAAGGATGGCTGTCTTAGAAGCTCTAGAAAATATAGAGAGTCCAAGATACCAATCAAGTAAAATAGAACTTAATGAAATAGAATAAAATGGCAAGAACAGCAAAAATAACGAATGCTAATGTTCCTCCTCGTAAAAATACGGCAGGCTTAGTAGGAAATACTCCAGTTCGAGCACAAGATTTTAATGATCTTGTTGGAGATTACATCAGTTCATCTGATGCAAGTGCTCAATCTGTTGCTAGTGCTTTAACTGTTACTGGAGCTGCTTCTTTGAGTAGTACATTAGCAGTTACTGGAATATCAACATTTACTGCAGGTTCGATAAATAGTAATGTAATAACACAGTCTGGGACAGCTGCTGAAGATTTAACATCAGTGGCTGCAGATACAGTTTGGATTGCATCAACAACTCAAGCAGGTGATATCACGTTGCCTCAAGCAACAGCAGCTAATGCAGGAATGAAAATTAAAATTGTTGCAGGTGCTGACTGGTCAGGTACTCAATTTAAATTAGGATTTGCAAACGGCGGATCTACAGTAATGTTTGGGACTCTTACCGTGTTAACACATGACGCTAACAGTGCAGCAGTTGGATTTAAAGTAACAGATAATGCAAAAGCTTTAGTAATAGATTCTGCTGACATAAATCTCGCAGGAGGTGCAAAAGGCTCGGTATATAATTTTACATATATCTCAGCAAATTTAGTCCTTGTGGAAGCAGTCTCTTATATTACTACAGGAACTGTAGCTACAAATGCATCAGCATCTGTAACAGCAGGTATATAATTAATTAATTTTTAAAATAGAAAACAAATGGCAATTTACGGACATAATTTACACGTATTTGTAGGTGATACTTATCACAATGCAGGAAATGATACAGACAAAATTTCTGCAGCGGCGACAAACGCAATTTTTATTTGCCGTCCTGACGGAACAGCGTATGATTCAGCTGCTAATAAATTGGGAGGTACATCTTCAGATACTAAATTTAAAATAGGGCAAAAAGACGCTGATGGAAATGTTAGATTTTCACCAGTAGTTGATATTGCAAATGTTCTTGAGGCAAAAGCAGTGGAAGCATCTACAGGTGTTGCTCACCAAGAGCAAGTATCAAGTATAGGATACACTTCTGCACAAACTTCAGGATCAATTGACTTAGTTAATAGCAACAGATATACATTACGAATTGCGTTTAAGCATGATGATGAGATGTATTCTCAGCAATCTGACTTACACTTTTTTGAGTATGTATCAGATGCTAACGCTACACAACTTGAGATTGTAGAATACTTTGCACAAGTAATGTCTAAGTCTCAGGATTTTAGTGGTAAAAATTCTGGTAAAAAACGTGCAAAAGTAAAAGTTGAACGATTTGTAGACGCTGCATTTAGTGACATTGGTACTAACTCTGATGTAACTGCAGTAGTTTTAGAAAATGGTTCTAAATCAGTTACTATGACAGGCTTACAATCTAATCAAGCTGCTACTGTAGCAGTAGGTAACTACATTAGATTTGATGCTTCAGCAGGAGATGCAGATGAAAAAGCAGTTGATCCAGTTTATAAAATTGTTGCAGTAGACCTTGCAAACGATGTTATTACTTTAGATCAGCCTTACCAAGGTGCATCAGTAAGCACAGATATGGCAGGAGCAGACTGTCACATTTCTACAGTTGCAGATATAGGTACTGCAAATTGCGGTCTTAGAATTACTGGACTTGAAAATGAGTTTGCTTTAGGTCGGTTTGAATACGATGTAGTAGTTTTTGAGCTTACAGGTGATGGTTTTGGTGAAAGCACTATTGCAGAAAATACTGCAGCTGCAAAATGTACATCTTGCGCTAGATCTATTGCTGAGTTAGAATGGTTTGGAGCTCCAGGTTCTGCAGGATCATTCTACAGAGGAACTGGATTCCCTAACAATTCAGACTTGTTTACACTATTCTCTAAAACTACTCTTACTGATTTATATGATGTAGTTCATATTTCAGCTAGATTAGATGGACCTAGAAACCTACCAATTAGTGGTGTGGGTGACCCAGGACTTATAGACATAGTTATTGCAATTGATGATGCGGGAACTACGCCTACAGATATGATGGATGTGTTACAACACATTTCTGGTTTAGCAGCAGCTGATCTAGACTAATAATTTATAATTTATATAACTAAGGGCAGGCAGCTTTCTGTCTGCCCTTTTTTAATTTTTACCTATGCCTTTAGATATAAACGTTGACATACATACTACAAATGATTGTAGAACTCTTGTCATAGAAGATAAGACAGGAAACTTTGCAGAAGATAACTTAGGTGGGTGGGGAAACTTTAATGCTGATCCATCTACTCTTGGTTTAATAATAACAATTCAAATATATTATGAAGTTGAAGAAGATAGCATAGTTACGTATGAAGCTAGTTATATTTATCAAGGAGCTATAAATAGTGGTGACGAAGCTGAAATAGAATTCCCATTGGCTTCTAGTATAAAAGATTTTAAATTTGCTATTAACGTAGAAAATCTTTTAAACAGTTTTTCATCATCCTCAGATGATATGGCTATTCCCGAAGATTTATCGGAACTTCCTGACGCAATATATCAAATAGGAATTAGTACGTTTCAAGTAGGAGGATATTCTCCACAGCCACTTTCTTCTAATAGTTTTGTATTTAAAAATACCTGTTTAACTTCTAAACTAGTTTCTAAAGCTTTAACGTCTGTAAATTTACAGTGTGAAGATTGTGATGACAGAGATTTAGATAAAGTTCTTTTAGCTAAAAGTTTATTAGAAAGTTTAGAAAATTTATGATATTTAAAAATGGGTACATATCAGGGTTTATAGACTCTCTAATTAATTCGTTAGAAATAACCGAACAACGTGATGCTATAGTTGATAGAGTTAATTTACTTAACTTGGGTATTTCTAGCTCTTCTACTTTAAGTTCTGAAAACATTTCTATACCTTTATGTTTTATGTACCTTTCAAGTGACGATACAACTGTATCTGCAGGATTTGAAAGTCATAATAAAGTGGTAATAGAAGAAGCTAGTGCATATAATTTTTCTCTTGTATTATTAGATAAATTTAATCAAGCAGCTTCTGATTTAGGAGTTACATTTATATTAGCATCTAGAGTTAAAGAAGGTGAAGACTTCTTAACTTATCCTGGTACTATTGTTCATGATATGTCTGAATATTCAGCTATAAAATCATATATTGGTCCACTAGAAGGTGGGGGTTATGGACAAATTCAAGAAGAGCAGTTCTATAAAGACTACGGTATAGCTGCCGCAACTTATGATAATAGCATGACCAGTGAACTAAAAGGTATTAGCAGAAGCACAATAGATGGTATTGTAAGTGATAATATAGATAACAATAATGTATTTACAGTTGTTTTATGCAACAAATTAAATATAGAAATTGCTAATTCAACTGAATATCCATCTCCTGCTTTTTCTTATATGGCAGGAGTACATCCTTTTGCAGCAGACTTTAAAACTTACTACGGTATTCTTCCCTATCACATGTTTATAAATGAAGATGTGCAAGATTTGTCTGAGGATTTACTTACGCATGCAAGTGCAGAAATGATAGAGATTTATACAGAATCTTCAACTAAGTTAGTTAATAGTCATACAATGCTTAAAAATTTTATAGGCAGTATGTTTGGGTTATTGCATCCAGGAACAAGTAATTATCCAGAAGGTTCTTATTATATGGTGCCTAGTTGTAATTCTCAAGAAGGAGATTGTTTTTTAACAAATTTTGGTACGACAGGAGGAGACTGTTGTGATGACACTGCTCAAGTAAGTTTTCCTTTGTATTGGAATGTTATTTTACAATATACCGACTGGGATTCAATATCTGAATGTGATGGAGAAGTAATTCTTGATAGAAATAACATATCTTCTCACGTTTCTAATCCTATGAATTTTATAGATGCTTCTATAGATGAAAATATAGGATTTACATTTGAACAAAAATTAAGAGTACAGAGATCTTTTAATATTACTACTGCTATTTTCTATAATATGAAAAGAGATATAGGAAAGTATATTACTCTTGATGAGTATGCACCTATTTTTTGTTCTCAGGAGTTAGCTAGAGAATTTAACTATAAAGTAAAACAAAGAGTACAATTTTCTAGTAAGATGGAGGAGTCTAAAGATTTTGAAAAAATTAAAAATAAAATAATTAATCTGTGCACTAATGGTTAATACTGAAATACTATACTCTATATTTGATCCAGAGTACCAAGAACACTTAGCGCAGCAAGCAGAGGAAAATCCTCAATCTTGTGGTACTAGACACTTGACACCAGAAGAAGAAGAGGAATTTCGGAGTGCTGAAGGTGCTCGGCTTATAGATTACGGAAAAAAACTTCAAAAAAATATTAAAGAATATTTAGAAGCTAAACAATCTACACAATCGCCTCCTTATCAACCATCAAGAAGCGTTTCAGATATTTTATATATTCCTTTAGTGTTTCATCAATTTACATGCGCAGAATGGTATACTGGCTCTGCTTCAGACTTAGATAATTTTGAACAAAACGGATACATTAATAATTGCATTCTTCCTGAAAGTTTTTATGTAGACTGTGTAGAATTAATGAATAGTTATTTAGAAGGTATTGCAGATTTAGAAGGTAGTGGCGGTACTGCTGCAACTAATCCTTATCATGGGTATCCTTCGAAAATAAGATTTATAATATCTCCAAAACTTCCTGGAAGATTTTTTCATAATTTTTTAAAGACAAACCCTTTTTATTTTGCAAATCCGTATAGAACTGATACTTGGACTGATTACAGTCTTACTAAGACTCCTACACATTTTATTTTTGACACAGATGATGGCTATTTAGCACAAATTGCAGACTCTGCTCAAGAAGCATTTGACGCCGCTTCAAGTGTATATCATCCTTGGATTGAAACAAATAATTATAGATATAGTTCGGACGGAGCTCGCTGCTCTATAGAAGAATGTCCAGATAGATTTGATGAAGATGGAAATGAACTATGGGGATGGATTGTAATAGATAATAGTTGGCAATATAAAAGCCCTTTAACTGGAACAATCTATGATGATTTTAATGACTATGCTCGTGAATGGGAATGTACATATAATTCAACTACAGGTATTGGATGTCCTAGTTACTTAACTTCATCACCAGAAGGTCTAAAACATGAACATCCAATAGCACTAAATTACAAAAAAGCAAGTGACGCTAATGCGATGGGAGGTTTTGTAGACTGCGGTCCTAATGGGGCAATCCTTACATATAGAAGTGATATATATGATCCTATTTCATTAGTTTATTTGCATAATCAAGATTATAACAACGGCTTTGATATATTTGATGTAAACAGGTTAGAACACCCTATGTACGCAAGGCAAGGTATAGATGCCCAATACTATGAGATGTTATGGTATCCTTTCGGAGTACATTGGATGTCGTGGGCCCACAGTTTACCTCTTTTTAATATATGGTGTTTTTTAGGTGCCCAAAGTGACACTAGTGGTAATGAAGGGTTCACATTTGCACCATCTGTTTCTTATCAAAACGCTAGTGTGTACATGGGGCCCTCAGGGAAAGGGAGAGGAAATTACATAAGTCAGTACGCAACAGATCCCGAAGGGGCTTTAAGAACTTTTACAAGTGTTCTTTTTCACGAGTTAGGGCACTCTTTAGGTATGATGCATTCTTTTGATCCTAACCCATCTAACGGTAGGGGTGGGCCTGATATAAATAGACTTAAAAATCAAGTTACACCAAGATTTTCATTTCCTATTGACGATGTAGACACTCCATATTCAGTATCTGACTTTGGATATAAGGCTAGTGCATTTAATAATATAGATCAGGATGAAGTTACTTTTGTAGAATTATTTTATAATAAAATACGACACCGTTTAGGATTTAATGATGGTAGGTTTACAAAAATAGGATTTTTAAATAATATAACTATAGACGATGTTCAATACAAAGATATAAGAAACTTTTCAGGATATACAACAACATATTATAACTCAAATTTTGAATTTTCTAGTACATACTCTGAAGAGTTTAATAATGCTATTGTACCTTTTGATAACCATAGGACTAGAACAGTTTTATTGGAGCTTACTTCTAGAAACTTACCTAGCTTTTGGGCAGGAAGTATAGACTCTTCACAAATAAGGAATCCTGGTTTTAATAACTACATTGATGGTAAACCTCAATTAGTTTTTAATAAAGTAGAAAATGTATTTATTCCTATTGATTTATCTATTTTAGAAATAACTCAAAATTCGCAATTTGGTACTCCATCAAGTTTTTATGATGAAGATACTGGTACAATACATTTAACATCTGATGGTAATACTTGGAGTCAATCTTTAGCATGGGAAAGCTTAATTGTTCCTATTACAGATGCACCTAGTAGTATTGAATACCCTACAGAATTATTACCAGATGATAATAATCAAACTGTGTATCTTATTGTTACGTGTGCACAAGCACCAGATCGAGGTGTTAGAGCTGTATTAAATTTTGCTGGTGGTGGTGAGTTTGTTACTAACCTGTCCAAAGAATCAGAATATTATGAGCCAGATACACTTTCATGGAAAGTGCCTATTGACCAAAATGTTAGTAACGTAGTTCTTCAGCCTTTTGAGTATATAGGTTTACCACAACCAGATGTTGTAACTATAATTTCAAACATAGAAGTTTCATATTCTTACAGGCCTGTTAATGTTATAACTAGAATGCCATTCTGTGAGATAGATTCTAATGGTAACCCAACGGATGTATTTGATGAATTTTGGTTGTATAATTTTAATTGGTTAAATGAAGACTATCCTGTTTATCCTGACAATTGGTCTACAGATAAAGTATATGATGAATTTGATGACGATGGTAATCCATTGTGTCCTTGTTTATATGCCGATCAAAGATATTCTGATGGTACTACTACATGGGTTAAAAATATAAGACAGGATTTTGTATCATGGTTCAACTTTTTTAAAGATGAAATGTGGCCTACAAATAATGACCATATACCAGGTCACGAACCAGGAGCAGAAGATCAAACTGCTTATCAATTTTTTAGATTTACTAATTCTACACATGCTGGAACGGCGTACACGGGAAATGGCACTACTGTTAGAAATTTTCTTTATCAAATTTATTATACTACTAATAATGATGACATACAAAGTATTAAACAAGCAATAAATACTAGTGGTAGTTTTGTTACAGATAATGGTTATATGCCTATGTTTGGGTATTACGGTTTTATGAAAGATCAAATGATGCCTATAGCTTTTACAGATTCATGGTATTCAATTGATGAAAATGGAGACCCAACCCCTTTTAATTTTGAGGACGCTCCGTCGAATGAGAACGCACCAATATATGGCCCAACTGATAAATATTTTGATACAGGTAATATGAGTTTTCGATGGGCTGCTCATAATTTTTGTAATTTATTTGCTAGATATTTTATAGGTAGTGGGGAAGAAACTATAGTAGATGAATATGGTAACGTAGTAAAAAATCCTAATTACAATCCTTATTATATTTATTTTGAGGGTAATGACACTACTAGTCAATCGGATAACTATGCGTTTGCTCTTGCTCTGGATAGATTAGATTTAATAGATTCAGAACTTTCTTCCAATCCTTTAGCTGGTTTACAAACTCCTTGGGCTGATTATAATGCTAATCATTTTAATATGGCTATGTGGTATACGGATTATCTTTATAAAACTTTTTCTTTTATAGGAGGAGAATTTATAATAGCGTCTTCAGGCGAAAATACTGTAGCCCCTCAAATGAATATTTATAGTGTTGAATCTATATTAGCTGCAGAAGCTATAGTAGAAAGCGGTTTGGGGTATTATAAATTTACTCATAGATTTTTAAATGCAATAGACTTAGATCTTAACAATTATACTTATACTCCTAGTTCTAATCCTACAGCTCAAGAGTTACTTTTACAAATTGAACAAAAGATTGAAGATGTACCTTTTGAGTATAAAGTTAGGCCTGGGTGCACTAATGAAAGTGCAGTAAATTATAATCCTTATGCTACCATATCAGAGGATACTTGCATTATACCGTATGAAAACTGTATTCTAGACGTGACTCCTATTGCTATTTGTCCTCCTAGTTCTGAATCTTATACAGCCGATGCTTGTAATAAATTAAGTGAAGAAGAATTTAATTCTTATACATGGACTAAAGCTATTCATGCAGTACAGGGAGAGTATGTAGATTATAATGGTGATGGTACTCTTTATTTTACAGAAGTATTATATGGCACAGCAATAAATGGAATAACTTACGATGAAATAGATGGTTGTACAGATGATGAACATATTCATAAACGAGGGGGATTTTTATATTATTATCATAGTGGACAAACTCCTTTTTGGTTTAGACTACACCGCCATGATTATTTTGGTACTAGTAATTTTTCACATGCTCTGAACATTAAAAATATAAATAATGAGTATTTTATACCCGAACAATTTGAGTTTGATAACACCCTCGATACTGAAAATATTACTAGTAATAGTTGTTATACAGGAACTATAACTATTGAAGATACTTCAAACTGTTTTATAGGGACTGGTGTAGATTTAAATAATCCAAGTGGGAATTTTCCTCCTGGACTTGAGTATACTTTAGATTGTCCTGAAAGAAATTATCTTTTATACTATCTGCAAAATCCTGCTTATTGGGAAGATGTTTATATTAATAACCTATCAAGAAGTATTAAAACTACTCAAGAAATACATTATACAGCAGGTGATATGTATTATAATAATGATGGGTATCCGTATACAGGTTTTTATACCAAAAATAGTGATGGAACTATATTTTCAGGTATAGGCTCTTTAGACGGAGATTTTTTGTATAAAAGAAATACTAATAACTCAATAATAACTGAAACTAAAAATTTCAACAAGATTAAAAAAAGTATCGAAAATATTTGTAAATTTGTGAAATTATAATTAAAGGATGGATAATAGTCATTTAGGTTTATATAAAAAATACGTTCAAGCAAGGAATGCTTTTGTTGCTAACAGCACTAATTTTATTAATAAATTAAGTTCTGGTATTAAAAGTAATAAAAACATTTCTATCTATAACAGTATTTCTGCATGGTTAGATTTTATAGGTAATCATGTTCCTGAACCCATTAGCACTAAAGGGAAATCTCCTGACCCTATTTCTTTTAAAATTTTTCCGTCAGCATATGCTGAACAGGCAGGAATAGCTCTTGCCCCTGTACACATTTTTATTGTAGATAAATTTGGTGTTAGAACAAAATTAGCAACAGGATTTAGCTTTGTACCAGGACTTCTTTATAGTACATTTAATATGTATATGCAAATGCAGAATAGCACGATAGGTTTGTACTTTTCGTATGATCAAGCTTCTGAAGTTATCACTGTTACTTTTCCTAAAACCTCTAAATACAATGGAGGTTATATAACAGCAGCAAATGCTTATTTAGGTACAGTTCCTTATCCAATAACTAAAGTATATATAAAAAATGGGGCGGACCCAGTTAGCACTTCTTTAAATTTAACTAATGAAGAAATAACCCATGTACATAAAATATTAGATGTAATAGCTATGGAGCTTGATATTATTTATTCAGACGCTGCTTACAATACTATTTCTAATAATAATGAGGTTAAAACATATTTAGACATAAATAATAAACTATCACTAACTACTGAAAATGGTCGTCCATTAGAAGTATAACTTATATATTTAACATGAAAATATCAAATTTACCTAAAGCGACCAGATCTAAAAAGTCGGATTTACTTACAATAGTTCAAGGAGACACTACTAAAAACATATCTGTAAAAGATTTTACTCAAAGTATAACAAGAGAATTATCTAAGTTAGCTAATGAATTAAAAAACGTTAGATCTAATTTTAGTAAAAAAGCTTTTGACAAAAACAATCCTACTCTTTCTAAAAATTTAAAAGTACCTAGTCCAAAATTACCTTCTCATGCAGCTACAAAAGGCTATGTAGATAAAATGGCTTTGCATACAGTTAGAGTTGATGGTACTACTAAAATAGATGCTCCACTTTCTTACAGTAAATCTTTTGATTTAAGTGATAAAAATTTAATAACAAAAGAGTATGCGGATGGTTTATTAGATTTTACTTTAAAAAAAGTAGCTAATTTACATAGTAACTCTTATCCTAAGGCTAAAGCTGGAGATGTTTTTATATCAAGAAGTTCTTATGATTCTTTTGGCGCAGATGGTCCTGCTATAGAAGAAGGAGATCTTATTGTATGTATAACAAACAGTGAAGGTGGTACCCATGGAGCAGCGGGAAGTCAGTTTGCAATTTTAAATACTAATGTAGTTCAGAGTTCTGAAAGTACTAAAGGTATTATTAGAATAGCAAATGATAAAGAAGTTTTAGAATTTGACTCAGACGAGTCTGCGCTAACTCCTAAAAAATATAAAGACTCTTTAATAAGCAGTAGTTTATATAATAGAACTGTAGTAGAAACTAGTGCTTACTCTTTAGTAGAATCGGAAAAAGGTATTATTGCGGTGGACAATAGAAGATCAGACTGTGTTATTACACTTCCTTCTGCGTCTTCTTTAAAGCACCCACAGCTTTTTAAAACAACTATTAAAGATGAGTTTGGGCAAAGTGATCTTAGAAATATTACAATAAAAAGTTTAGGATCAACAATTGATGCTAAAAATCAAATTGTTCTTGCAAACAAGTATCAGGCTGTTACTATTTATAACGATGGTATAAATTATTATATAGAAAATAACACACACCCTGAAGATACAGCTAGTGGTTTATTATCTAGAGCTGGTATAGTGTATGCTGCAGGAACAGGAAGCGACGAAGCTTTATATTCGTTTGATATAGATTTATCTCAGTTTGATCAAAACCAAGGATTTTCTTTTGAAGTAAGCGGTTTTTTTGCAGGTAATGGTAATACAAAAACTCTTAAGTTAGTTGTAGATGGAACTACTGTTGTTACAAATGCAACTACTACAGCTCCTAATAGTAAATTTTTTGTAGCTAGGGCTACTATATTAAAAGAGCCTAGATATGCTGTTGCTTATGGTTATGTTCTTTTAGATGGTATAGCAGCAGACACAGTAAATACAAATGGATTAAATATGGATTGGACATCTAGTGTTACTGTTTCTGCGGTATCTAATTGTGCAACAACTAATACTGACATTCATATATACTCAGCAATACTACAACCTTTAAAATAATAGACGGTGATTTATAAATTAAATAAATTAGGTGTATATCAACCTTTACTAGATGCTGTAAATAAAGTTAAGTCTGGGATAAACACAACTCTTACTATAACTTATGCTTATGATCAAACTTCTTTTTCAGGAGTAAAATCTAAAACTTTAAGTACAGATGGTTTTAAAACAGACATTTTAAATTCTATGTTTCAATGGGAAAAATTTGCTTCCCATGTTTATAGTAATAGAATTCACTTTGACGGTAATCTAACTTTAAAATTTAAAGAGGTAGACTTAGGAAGCCAAGACATAACTATATCTTTTGGCAATATAAAAGAGGATATATTTATTTCTAAAACAGAAATTAAGTTTAGTAAAGATGCTAAGTGGGGAACCTCACAAATTCCAAATAAACATGATGTTATGTCCTATTCAGTATTTGCAATAGGATTTTTATTTGGGCTAGAGAGTGTTGGCGGTATAACTCCTATGAGCTCTAAGTATCTAAGTAGAAATTTTAATCTAAGTAATAATATTAATCCTTTAGAAGGTGGAATTGTAACAACTCCTGTATTACATAGATATAAAAAATTATTTAATCACTTTAAAAAAATATATGGGTTATTAAATAGTAAAATGCAAGTAGTATATGGTTGTACTGACCCAAGCGCAGAAAACTATAATTCTAATGCAACTACTGATGATGAGTCTTGTATAGAAAGCGTATCATCTTATGTACATAATAGTCCTAATTATTATAGTCTAAAATCTTCAAGATCTGTTGCTGAAGCAAACACTGTTAATCTAGCTCATTATAGCTTAATGTATGATTATAGTCCTGATGGAAATTTATACTCATACACCACAGAAGGTATAGTATTTAATTCAAGTACTAATATAGACATCATATCTAATGCAATGGCAGCTAATGTCGAAGGCAGTATCACATCTTTGTGTGCGTCTGTAACTTCTTTAAACAATGGTATTTTAAATATTGTTTCTATAGCAGATTGGAACAGTGCAAATGGGAATACTTCTGGTTTTGATTTAGTAATAAATGATAGATTAGATTATCAAATATACCATATTTCTAAAGCATATACTGGAGGTGGTCCAAGCTTAGGAAATATTGATCCGTATAATATTGCATCTAAAAATAGTCTTATACAAATATTAGATAGTTTTGATGGGCATAGAACTTTAAGAATTATAGCTCCAGGAAGAACGAGAGGTGTTGAAATAAATTTAGATGACACCCCAGCGGGTAATGAAAACATTGACTGTGTAAATGGCGAAGACAATTTTGGAAATCTAAGTCAATCGTTCATACCAGCTGTTCCTGAAGCAGCAACATTAAATATAAATTCTATTTCTAGCCATGCTATTACAGACGCAGCAGCTAGTATATGGGAAAACTATGTTAGTCAGTTGGAGTCAGCTACTGGTACGAGTGTATTAATGCCTGCTGAAACTAATATATCTGGGGGAACAACAATATTTCCTTTTAATGATCTGGATTGGATACACAGTATTACGCCGCCTAATGATGAGGTTCCTTTTTATCAATCAGTAGATTTAGTGAACAGCTCAATTACTGGATATTTTAAGAGGTCTGCAGCATTTATGAGTGCGCACTTAAAAAAGTTTGATGGCAACGTTCAAAAAAGTATTCCAGAGATTAAAGTATTAACTATTTGTCCTATACAAGATGCTTATATAGTTCAAAGGTATTCGGGTTTAACTGATACAGCTACTACAGGCACAGTTTTGATTAAGAGTAATCTAACTACTGCTAATGCAGATAATAAAGCTGATGTGCATTTTGCACATGATACTAATATAAATACAGTAGTTTATGAGTTTAGTAGCGGATATTATTTTTATGATACAGCATCTGCAGGAACTGAAGGGTTTAGTTTTGGGCTTCAAAAAGCTTCTATTTCTAAATGGACTAAATCTATTTTGGATGAAGAGTACCATTATAAATTTAATGGTGTATTAAGTGAGGAAGAAGATTCAACTATTGTGTACCCATTAAAAGACTATCCAGTAGGACAAACTGTTTTTGGTAACTCCTATGATCCAGACACTGCTGTTGGAAATTTAGAGGCGACTGTAGATTTTATTAGTGCTTCTGCTGGAGGAAGTAGTGGATTTCCTGCAAATTATATATTTGCAACTCAAGTGTTAGACGCAAGGACAGTACCAAATGCTGAGCTTGGTATAAATGAACAATCTTATTGGAAACCAATTGTTCGTAATAATAACTTTGATTTAAATAACCATTCTCTTGCGTTTCATAAAACAAATAATTATCCATTAATTATAGGTAAAAAACTTTATTTACAAACTACGATACAAGGTAACCAAGAGCCTGGAGGAGGACCTATTTATGATACAACCTATTCGGGAGCATCGCTAAACGATGATTCGTTATTTTATCCAGCGGCACTAAATGAACCAAACAATGCAGTAGGACACAAACTTGTTTTTATAGGATTTAAATACGGATTTTTTATTACAACAATGAATAATCTAAGTGGAGAGCTAAACTCTACTATTCAAATGTCTATTCCTGCTGGCGATAACTCATTACTTGGATATGAAGATGTTGATACTTTTGAGGGAGGATTTTTAATGATTGACTTTGCTGTGTCTCTACATAATAATTTTTTATATGCAATAGTAGAAGATCCTGACACTGCAGATAGACATATTGTTGTTTATGATATATCACTAGTAGAACTAGCAGATGGAGCTGTAAATGAAGAATATATTTTACAAAATTCTAAAAGTATTCCTAATCCGTTAAGCTCAAATTTATCTTCAGTATCTTTAGAAAAAGACGGTAATATTTATTTTTACTCTAATAATTCTACCGAATACATAAAAGTATCTGAACCTGATTTACAAGTAAGTGTAGATACTTTATTAAATTTTGCTTCTACTCTTATAATCGAAGTACCTGTTGAGGGTTCAGGTATGAATGTAATAAACGCTTCTTCAAATATTTTTGATTTCTTAAAATTCCATCAGAGTGCTGGGTATTTAACTATAAATAATGAGTCAACAGAAAGTGAAATAAATAATTACAATGCCGCATACTCACTTGACCCATCAACTGAAATGCAGTTAAACATAACACCTGATTTACCTAAAGGACAATATTTACCTATAGGAGACCAAGAAAAATATAGAATACTTTCAGACGAGTTACTTTTTAATATAAACTACGGAGAATCGGGAGACTTTTATACGCCTGTCTCTTCTGTTGCAGAGCTTGACGATTTAATGTCTACTCTTAGTGCATCTAGTATTAGACTATCTTATAATAAAAATAATCGTATTATTAGTTTTGGTAATCATATAGTGGCGCTTTTAGTACACAAACTAGATAATACTCTTTCTTTATACGATAGACTAGGTAATGTTCTTGCAGATTTTGACTCATCCTTTGAGTTAATAAGTGTAGAAAATATTGTAAGCGGAGTAACTGCTGACTACAGAATTATAGGCTCTATTGTTTCTAGAGGAGTTCGTGTATTAGGATATTATACTTTAACTTTTCCTGAAGACTCTGCGCAAACATCTGGTGTTTTAGATGGTATTTCTTTAGGAGTTATTGATGTAGGTTTTGAGTCGTTTACACAAATAGTGACATTAGATGAAACAGCGATAGTAACTGACTCTTTTATAGCAAATACAGATTTATATAATACTACGAATTTATATTTTGGTTTTGTTGACTCTAACAAAATACAGTTTAAAAAATATATAATTAACAGTGCTGGATTTACAACTGTGCAGTTGTTTGATCAACCTATGGATTCTATAACCATAGATAATATAAGTATAACTAATTTTGATCTTTCTAATAGTATTTTAAAAGTAAGTAATGGCTATTTAGTATTATCTTTTGAGGCTAATTTTGTACAGGGTCAAGCTACTAACAGTAAACCTGCTTTATTAATACATAACTTAACAACTAACACTTCATCAATAGTATTTGCTAGCGACATTTTTAGAGCCCACATTACATCTTTAGAAATAACAAATACAAATATTTTTTATCTAATTGAGAAAAATGGTATAGTAGATGAATTTAATTATTACAGTTTAACTACTAGTGGTTATTTAAGTGTTCCTAAATTAGAGTCACAGCTTTATACTACTGTAAATAACCAGCCTGTTGAACAATACCCAGTTGATTTTGATTTATGTACAGCAGATTGTAATAGTAATGACTTTAGTACTTTAGTTGATTATAATCCTAGTGACGCATCTATTAATAATATTACAGGGTTATTAAAACATCCTAACGGACAAATATATATTTCTACAGATCAGGTTCCAGTAGACGGTCAGTATTTATCGAGAGTTTTAAACCCTACGACAAATACGCCTTCCTACGCTTTACATATTTCTACAGTTGTTATAGAAGAAGAAACTGCCAGTGCAGTTAGATCTCAAAGTGCTATAAATTTTAGAGATATTCAAGGAGAGTCAGGAGGGATTATAGAGGATCCTGACCAATTAGATAGTGCATTTCAGATGCCTCTTTTTAGCTGCATAGATCCTGACTATTCGCATTGGTGTGGGTACAATCAAGAAGATGCAGATACAGTTGCTTACAATATAGCAAACAACATTCCACAGAGTATTTATCATAATACAAATCTTTGCGGTGAAGAACCTTCTGCTGAAGTACTTGAAAGATGTCCTAATGGAGGTTGTGTAGACAACGGTACTTATAACGCATACCAAACAGTATATGCTTGTGGAACTTGTACAGAAGCAGCTTATAGTGCACAAGCTGAAATTACTGATCTTCAGATTTGCGGGGTTTGTCCTGACGACACTCCTGATGCACTAAACGCTGTAGGTTGCCCAAGTGTAGGCTCACCTGATGTTGGAGGAGGCCCACAGAGAGCACTGTGTGTTGAAGATATAAGAATGTGTCAGTATGGGGGATGTCATGATGCCTATCCTCCTAGTAGCAATCCACCTCAACAGGGCGGGTATGGAAATTTAAATGGTTTAGGACTTTCTTGTAATGGTTTTGGTTTGGATCAATCTTATTGGAATTCTAATTTTCCTGATGCAGCTAATTTTCCAACTGTACATGATGGAACCGTTTGCGTACATCCGACTCAAGGATGCGAGTGTAATGGAAATGGTGGATTACAGTCTATTTTGATAGCAGATATAGATTTTCCTATATTATTAGATCAAGACAATAATCCTTTATGGTCAAATTGTACAGATTGTCAAAATGATCCAGATGTATTTTTACCAAATATTAATATAGCAAGCACTATATGGCAATCTGGCTTTACTGCCGTGTATTACGACTATAATAATGATAGTTATAATAGTGGTAACGCTTATGTACCTTATCCTATAAACCCTCCAACAAATGAACAACCATTTTGTAATTGTACTTTCTTTAGAGATTGGACATATAGTAGTTTAACACAAGAGCAAATAGAATTACTATGGAGCGAAAGAAAAGTTTGTGACTGTCAGGGACGATTCCCAGCGGCTATGGAGGGCTTAGGCCCTTACTGTGATTGCTTTGGTAATTACGATACAGCAAAATACTGTGATTGTAATACTAAAAAAACTATTACTGGTCCATACTGTAATTGTGATGGAACTACTATATATGATGATCCTTCTAATGTATGCTACGATCAAGATGGAAATATTTTATGTGATGAGCAGAAACAATATTTTTACTATGATCTAGATGGAGATGGTACATATACCTGCAGTGACCCTGTATTTGAGTGTCCGTATGATATAGGCAAACTGAATGAAGCGGCAGGTTATACTAAGTATATAGCAATTTCAGAAGAGCATCAATGTGATGATTGTGATGGAGTAATTGATTGTTTTGGTCAATGTGTTCCTTATCTTTTAGATGGAAACCTTTCAGGTCCTGTAGCTGTACCTGATGAATGTGGAAACTGCGGGGGCCCTGGCCCAATATACGATTGTCCAAATGCTGATGGAGTAGAAGGATGTGAAAGTTTACCGCCTCCAAATATAACTGAACATCCTGTTACAGGTGCAGAAATAACAGTAGCTTGTGATTGTTCTGGACATGTTGATTATGGTTGTGGTTGTAATGTTTCTGAAGTTTACGATCCATATTCGGATCAATATTTGCCAGTCCCTATAAATGGAGGTAGTATTGGGTTTACTTCAGAAGGTAGTTTTGTAGGCCCTTGTAACCCAAATATTATTTTTGATTACTGTGGTTATCCATATGATAGAAGTATAAATCATTCAAGCACTAATCCTCAACATATATTCCAAGAAGATACTGGATTTATTGTGGCACAACACAGATTAAATCAAATAGAGAGTGGCATTATAGATCCTTCTTATGCAGCTATTTATTTTTGTTCGTGTCCTGTATACAATGAAAATACTGGAACATATTTAGGTGATGCTGTTCCTTATAATCAATGTTGTCCTGGCTATACTTATGTAGAATGTCACGGATGTAGAGCAGACGAGGTAGCAGCTACTCTTCAAAGTGGTGTAGACTGTGCAGGAAGATGTCCTGATCATCCAGACTATCAAGGTGTATACGATCCAGAAACAAATACTGGTGGAGGTATAGATGAGTGTGGTATATGTGACGGCCCTGGAATAAATGCAGAGGGATGTTGCGGTCAAGGAATAAAAGATTGTAATGATAATTGTGTAGACCCAGGAGGAGACGGAGGTAATATA